AGAGCTAGATCCACCGCCGCCGCCACTAGAAGTTGTGGGTGTGCTGCTTGTGGTTGTACTTGTTGAAGTTGCGTATGTGCCACCAGTTGTAGTGGTTGTGGAAGTTCCAGTTGCTGATGATGGAAGTAACGTAGTGTTAGTCGAAACTGGAGAATTTGACTTTCGAGTGAAAGTTGGAGTATAATAACTGTGAATATGAGGGAATCTTGATCCAGATGTATTCTCACCAGATGAAATTAAGTCTTGAACCATATTAATCGTTGTATTTGACATATCAAATTTTACATATAAATCTCGAAGACCAACAACATCATTTGAATGAGGAATTGCTTGAATTTCGATCACGTCATTTGCAATCACTGTTGATGTTATATTACAAGTATCTATAAGAACTTCACCGATCAAATATTTAACTGTTCCAGCATTTTTCTTGATAATATTTGGAGTTCCACCTTCTGTGTATGTAAAGAAGAACATACGACCTGTTTCACGATCTACAACCTCATCGGCCATATACACAGTTCCTGTTACACCCTCAATTGTAAATCCAGTTGAGACAACGTTGTAAGCAGACTCTTGACTATGAATATGATTACCATAACAAACTTCATACTGTGCAAATTGACCCAGAACTGCTTTTAAATTACGTCGAATTGTAACAAGAGTGATATTTGATGTAATTGATGAATCTACACTGTCAATTAATGACACTGCTTTACTGTATTTGAACCTACCACCAAATTTATTGATGTCAATTGATCTTGAATACTGAGTTAGAGCATTTGAAACACCAGTTTTAAGATTTTCTGAATCATCATTCAAACTTGGGTTATAATATGGATTGACTTGTAATTCAACATACAAGTATTTGAGATCAATAAACTCTGGTACAATACCAGCGACTGCATAACTCTTTAATTTTTGAACTAATTCTCTTTTTGTCTCATCTGATAGAAAATCACCATTTCGAGGTTTAACTGAAATAAAGACCTTTCCAAATCGAGGTGGAGACATCTCTTCACCTCCAAAGGCAGTCACAGATTCAACGTTTGGATAAATGAAACCTAAAACTGACTCATAATCAGATGAAGTGACCGCACGATACTGAGAAGAGTAAATTCGAGGTGCAAAATACTTAATTGAAGAGATTGATTCAATTTCATCACCATCTCTTGATTGTTCATCCGTTGAAACAAGACCGATTAGAGCTGGATTGATCGATCCACCATCTTGATTTGTAATATTACCAACAAAACTGAATTCTGAAGCGCCATTTCCATTTTTTCCATCAGAAACAATATAAGAAATGTCAATTACATTTAAATTATCTAACTTTTTACCGATTACATTGTCACCAAAGATTAATTCGTATCTTTCATCTTCGATCTCTTGTAACAAATAAGAGTTGGATGTTGAAGTAATACCAATGATGTTATCAATCTGTTTGTAGGTGACGGAGGAGGTCGCTGATGAGGATGGTTTGACCTTAACCTTAATGGTTGATGTATCAATGAATGAATTATCAAGTAAGTATCTTTGATTAAACAAAGATGTATCAACAGTAAATTGTTGTGATACAAAATTACCTTCAAATATCTCAACATTACTAAATTCTGCAACTCCGTTCGTTACAGGAACTGTAATGTCCTCTGGAATGCAGAATATGAAGTTTGTATTATCTCCAGCACCATTACAGATGATACCAGAGTTTAATGTAATCGTTGATGTATCTACCAGACCATCTACAGTAAAAGATATCCTTGCTCTTGCTGATCTTCTTGATCTTGGTACATATCCAATGTTTCTTGCAAGTGCGACGACGTTTTCTCGAAGTGTAGCGGAATCAAGAAAACACTCATTCGCTGCCATATTGGTATTATAGGCAGTTGTGTATGTATTATATGCTAATGCATCAATAATGATCGAAAGGTTTGACCCTTCAAAATCATAATCGGTGAAGTTGGTATTTGCCCTCAGATAATCTCTGATTGCAATTTTAATTTGATCAAAATCTAAATTAACGTATTGTCCGAAAGCCATTATACTCTAGCTGGAAAAAGAAGAACATCCACTGTTTGTGTCGGAGATGGTATGCCAACGATATCGTATTGAACTGTGCAATTCATTTCATTCGTATCGGGTGCAACTTCAACGGTTACGTCAATATTACTAATTCTTGGTTCATAATTCAGTAAAGATGAGTTAATTTCATCTGCAACTGCAATCTCACTTAGATTTGTGTTTAAATCAAATAATGAATCATTGATAACTGAACCAAAATTAGGTTCAAAAGGTTTTTCACCAAGAATTGTAAAAATTATGTTTTTAACAGACCTCTTAATTGCATCTTCGTCACGAATTGCAACCACATCATTCGTCACAGGATGACGTTTGAAGGATAAATTGATATCTTTGAATGCTCGAGAAGCCACTATTTCCACAAAAAGTTTCCTGTTTTTATTTATACCTATTTTTTACCGTTTTACTACTCGAATTCGATATTCTTCGGAATATAAGTTCTCAATGATGTATTTAGCAGCAATTTTAGGGTCATTTTGACCACAAGTGAAGAAATCTGCACTTAAACACCCATCTTCAGGCCAAGTATGACAAGAAACATGACTTTCCGCAAGTGCAAAGAGTATCGAAACACCATATGGAGAAAATTTATGAGTGTATTCGTTTAAAATTGTCATCTCTGACTTTAAAATCGCTTTTGTAAAGATGTTGCGAAGAAAATGAGTCGAATTTAGCTGCTCAAAAGTGCAGTCATATACCTCAAGTAGCAAATGTTTTCCCATTTCAAACCTTTTCATCCAAATGTATGTATATTATAATGTTTCCGAACAGGTTTATCTTTTAATTTAACTGCTTTCTTTCTTACAGCGATGTAAATGCGAAGTAGTGTGTCTGTTTTCATGGAATTTCTGGTTCGATTTTGATTTCAACGATTTTATGATCTTCTTCGAGGACTTCTTTGAGGTAATGTTTATCCCAACATGTGTAATAATCAGTTTTTGCAAGTTTTTTTCTTGCTTCTGTCAAATCTTTCTTCGGTTGACAAAGAACTAAGTTGTGTTTTCCATTACTTGTCGGTACGCCATTGATTTTTGTGTTTGATTTTCGATGATCTGCAATAAATTTGTACTTTTTATACGTCCGATTGTAGTCATCGACCATTGCATAGAGAAAATCTTCGTCATGATAGTCTTCAACAGCGTAAATTACAACATCCCAACCCCATCTTGGAACAACTTTTCGCAATTCTTCTTCTAAAATGATATATTTTGAAGTTGAAGCATAAGGACACACCGCAAAATTACCGAGTTCGGGTCGAATTTTAGATAATTCTTGTATCCAGTTGAAAATATGATTATATTTCTTCTCTTTCATCAGGTGTTGTCCAAAAATAATCATCACAATCACCCAATCGACCCCACTTCACATCATTTTCAACTTCAAATATGCGTGTTGATACCTTAAAGTCAGGCATCTTCACATTCTCAGGTGTCATTGATGTGTCATATATGCGACAACGGTTGTTTGGATAGAGTGCAAACTGTCCATTTCGCAATTGAATCAGGTTAAATGATTTATGTTCGTCTGGCATCTCGCTTGTGGATGCATCAATTTGATCAAAGTCGCCATGATAGTTATCAAGAGTACATATGTACGATCCTTTTTGATTGCCAAAGTGTCTTGTACGCAGTTCCCATTCCATTGGCGCCACAAATTGTTTGACAATGACGGTAAAATCATAGTCCATGCAGTTCCAAAATTGTAGATTGACCAAATCCATATCGGGATCTGGTATATTTGGAGAGGAGAGAAAAGCGCTAATCGGTAACTTATCATACATTGCACCATACTCAGGAAGATAAGTCTCAAAATA